GCAGTCGGCGAGGATGACGCGAACGGTCTTGCCGGATTTGTCGAGCTTGACGCGGGCGATCTCGCGGCTTTCGGCGAAGCGGTCGCCGGTCAACATCGCGGCGCGCATGGCGTTCGCTACCGGGAGTTTCTTGGTGGCGCGTTCACGATGACGGGTGATGGTGAGGACTTCGCCGTAGCGGTCACCCATCATCCAGCGGTCGGTGTAGGCGGGGATCTGAACTCGCATCGTGTTATCCTCTGTCCGGTTATGTTCGTTTCAATGAACTGTTTAGATCACGGGGCACCATGTCTGTCAAATTATCTGTGTGCAGAATAAAAGAGGATGCCATCGAAGAGGAATTAGTGCGCAAGGTGCATGAGCTTGGAGGACGTTGCGAGAAAGTGCAGGTGATTGGACGCCGCGGTTTCTTCGACCGGCTGGTGATTCTGCCGGGCGGAAAAATTATATTCGTCGAAGTGAAGCGACCGCGCGGCGGAAAATTCGCAGAACACCAGCGGCGGTATGCCGAGGAATATAAGGCACTAGGTGCTGCGGTTGCGTTGATCAGAAGCTGGGAGGATATTCACCGGCTGCTAAACGAGTAAAGGCCGGCAGAGGGCGAAATCCCTGCCGGCCTTTGGTAGTACCACCCACCCCTGAGTGAACCGGCGCCCAAACCGATAGGAAACCAGATGGCCCAAACGACAGGAAACCAGATGGCTCAAACCGATAGGAACCCAGTACTATGACAATTAACGACAACGGCCTGCCCGCGCAATACCAGCTGAACCGGCACCGCGTGGGCGTCACGTTCTTTGACAATTTCGCAGCGAAAACAAAACGCTACGAGAACCCGACGCTGCCGGAGATGGGCGACCAGGTTCTGCATGAGAACCGCGCACGCAAGAATCTGCTGCCGTGGTTCAAGCTGGCGATATTCGGCGAGGTCAGGACCGCAAAGGGTTCGCTGCGCCACGACGCCAATGTGCTGCAGATCACCGGCGTCGAGAACGAGCACGACAGCGGCAAGATGAGCTTCGACGAGGCGGCGTCGTTACTGCGCGCGGCCGGCGTGCGTTGTCTGATCTACACTTCCCCATCTCACCTCATCCCCGACGAGAACGGCGTCGCGGTGGAGAAGTGGCGCGTGATGTCGCCGACCTCGCAGCCGCTGCCGGCGGCGACGCGCGCGCAGCTGGCCGCGCGCGTCAACGGCATCATCAAGGGCGCATCGACCGCGGAGTCGTTCACGCTGTCGCAGAGCTTCTACTACGGCAGCGTAGCGCGGAACCCCGAACATCGCGTCGAAGTGATCGACGGCGATGGCTTCATCGATCTTTGCGACGACCTCGACGCGACTGCGATCGGCGTGCCAGCGAAGCTTAAGAAGGACAAGCCGGCCGCAGCCGCGACCGCGGGCGTGACGCCAGGCTATGTCGACGCAGACCTCGACGAGTTGATATCGAAAGCTAACTCGCTGGACGCCAACGGCGATCGGCAGTGGCACACCAACATGCGCAGCGTCACCGCATCGATGGTGCAGAAGATGAAGTCGGATGATGAAATCCGCGAGCGGTGCGCCGGCGCCTGCGAGGGCGGCAAGTATGATGACGACCTCACGCTGCTGATCAACACGGCGCGCGATAAGTGGGGCATCCCCGACCCCGCGACGTCATCGGCAGAGTTCAGCGCGCTGTTGGCGGACTTCGCCGACGAGGCGAAGGCTGATGGGGTTGTTGGTCCTGGCTTTCGGGTGAAGACGCGAGGCCAGCTGAAGGCTTCGGACTTCTACGCTTTCTTGCCGACGCACCAATACATTCTCCGTCATACCGGCGAGATGTGGCTGGCCGCCGGCGTGAATGCGACCCTGCCCAAGGTCAAGATCGGCACCGAGCAGAAGAAGCTGAAGAAGGCGGACAAGGCCGACCCGGAGGGGCCGGACGAATTCACGACGGTGGATGTGCTGATCCCGGCATCGATGTGGCTCGACCAGCACCGCCCGGTCGCGCAGGTGTCCTGGATGCCGGGGCACGGGGAGTTGATCGAGGGCGAGGTAACGCTCGAGGGTGGGCTGAAGCCGCTCGAGGGCGCCGCCATCTTCAATATGTATCAGCCGCCAGTGCTGACTGCGGCCGGTGATGCGACGAAGGCCGGGCCGTGGCTCGAGCTGGTCGAGCATGTCTACCCAGAGCACGCGAAGCATATCATTTGCTTCCTGGCGCACCGGATCCAGCGACCGGCAGAGAAAATCAATCACGCGCTGGTGCTGACCGGCACGCCGGGCATCGGCAAGGACACGATGCTGGAGCCGTTGAAGTACGGTGTCGGCCCCTGGAACTTCAAAGAGGTATCGCCGCAGGACATCACGTCGAACAACAATGATTTTATGAAATCGGTGATGCTTCGGATCTCCGAGGCGCGCGACCTCGGCGAGATCAATAAGTTCAAACTGTACGAGACGATGAAGACGATCCTGGCGGCGCCGCCGGACATGGTGCGGGTTAATGTTAAATATGTCCCGCAGTTTTATGTGGTGAACGTCACGGCTGCGATTATCACCACCAACTACCAGAACGATGGGCTGTACCTGCCGGCGACCGACCGCCGGCACTATGTGTGCGGCACCGAGGCGACCAAGGATGACTTCGACCCGGACTACTGGACTGGACTGTGGCGGTGGTACCAGGCCGGCGGCTTCGCCCATGTGGTGGCCTATCTGGCCGGCTTAGACATCAGTGACTTCGACCCGAAGGCGCCGCCGGCGAAGACGCCGGCATTCTGGCGAATGGTCGATGGCAGTGTGGCGCATGAGGTGCCCGAATTGTGGGACGCCATCGATAAGCTGGGCACGCGCAACGCTGACGGATCCACGGTGCCGCCGGCCGCTATTACGCTGGACATGGTGCGGGATGTGGCCTCGCGAGGTGACAGCGGGCTGTACATGTGGCTGCAGAATAAAAGCAACTCTAAGTTGATCTACCATCGGATGGAGGCGTGCGGCTACACGCCGACGCGCAATGCGAGCCGGGAAGACGGGTTTTGGCTGATCGGCGGCGAGCGCAAGGTCGTGTACGGGAGAATGGACGTGGAGCTGCCCGAGAGGGTGGCTGCGGCGAGGGCGTTAGTGCAGGAAAAAAAGCATAAACAGTCAAAAACCTAGGACCGAGGTCATAATATACATCAACCGTAGTGGGGAATCCAAACCTCCAAGGGACCGTTTATTCCTCTGTCTTAAACTCAAAAAATTTAGAAGAGGAGACTGATTCTAGTCCGCTTGGAGGTTTGGATTCCCCACTACGGTCGCTGTACGAGGACAGCCGGAGACAGCCCTCGGCTGCACCACCTAGAAGTTGTACGGGCTAAAAGGAAGGGACTACAATATGGGTGACATTACTTGGTCTGAACGGGTGTTCTTGGCTTTGATCGCGGCCGGCGAGGCTACGGTTTCGGCGGATAATCCTGCGCCGATGGCGGATGAAGATCTGGCGAAACGTGCGCTGCGCTTGGCAGCGACGTTTCGCCGGGTGCGGTGGGAGCCTGATCAGGGTTGATGCTCCGGCGGGATGCCGTGGCGCTCGTACATGTCCAGCAAGCGCATCACTGAGCCAGGGACTACCGCCTGGCCCTCGGCCATGCGGTAGATGGTGGATCGCCCTACTCCGAGCAGGCGATGGGCTGTGCTGACGTTGTAGCCCAGCTTCGCCAGGCTTGCGGTGAAGCGTTCCGGCGGCATCGGCACTGACCCCGCCCTCTTCCTGAATTGGCGCACCGGCGGCGATCCTGCGGGTGTGGTGCTCATCACCACACCCCAAGGCGCTCGAGGGCCTCGCGGTCGCGCTGTGCCATGATCTGGTACTCCCGCGGCAAGCCTTCGAAGTGGGCTTTCACCTCTTCGAATAGCGCGCGCTGTTCCGGCGACATGAACAGCACGGCCCCGATCGACACCTGGAACGGGTTGCACACCATCATGGCGCCTTGCCAGGCTGCGGCTGCAGCTGAGTCCGATTTCGGGCAACGGGCCAACAATTGGCCGCGGTTTTTCCCCTTCGACGCATAGGCGCCGGCCAGGGCTTCTTTAGCGGCTGCGGATAGTGACATGGTTGGATTCCTTTTCGGTTTAAGTTGGCGTGTTTCGGTTTCGTTGGTTTCAATTTTCAGAGAACATTTTAGCCCAAGCCAATTTTGTTGATGCATTCAGGTCCAAATCCTTGCGACACCGAGGACGGGACCGTGAGCTTACGGCCGCAACGGCCGCACGCCGACTCGTGCCAGACTTCTAAAGCTTCGGGCAGTGTGCCGCGCACGATCGCACGCCACGCCCATGCAAAGGCTTTTGCACTTGGCGCGTCGGGCCTGATATCGCCAGCGCGCGGAACCTTGCGGCCCTGCCAGAACATGCCGCGCGAGATGCGGCCAAGGTATTTGTAATCGGTTTCGTTGTTCTGGCCGACTAGCACGCCGACGAAATGGCATGTCCCGTCGTCGTTGGCCGAAACGCGGTATGAAAAGCGCGTGCCGGTTTTGCGGCTTACTAGGGTGATGGTGGCTTTACCGGCCAAAGCGTAGCGCATGGCATTGGCTGCCGTGGTTAGTTGTCCGCGCACGGCGTCGGCATTGTCCGATGTGTCGGCCGCGGCCGCGGCGGTTTCAAGGTTATTTTCCAAGTCTGGAATGGTGGACTCTAGGTCTGCCAGAAATGGGTTATCCGCGTTCTGTTTCGCGTTCATGGTGTTTTGCCTTTCCTGATTTCGGCATGATTGCCGGCGATGCCGCGGCCGATCGGCCGCGGCATAACCTGCAATCATCCGACAACGAATCCGCTGAAATCCTGTTTCGCTTTGCCCTTGGCATAGAGCGCAACGGCGCTCGCCATTGGATCGATGTGCCGCACGTCCGTGTCATCGCCATCCACGACAGGCAAGCCCATGAATGAGGCGCCATCATTCAGCATGGCGTCGACTATGCCGCGGTTTCTAAACACGACAGCCAAACGCATGCCGGCCGCAATTGCGAGATCGATCTGTTTTTTGAATTCTGGAACGCCAGAATAACTAAACGTCAAATCGTAATTTGCGGGAATGTTCTTACGATTGGCTAGCTTTGTGTAATCGTAGAATTGAACGCCAGGATAGGCTTGGACAATGCCGTAATTTTCCCAGCGCAAATCGCTAGTGCCGTTCAAGCGGACCAATAAAACATAACCATGCTTCGCCGCATGCTTTTCGAAATTGCCGATTTCGTGCTTAATCAGCGAAATGGCTTCGTCGCGGAATTGCAGGAAAAATAGCGTTTTGCGTAGACGCGACATTTCCACGCTTTTCATGGCGCCGCGGCCGGCGGTGTTAAGGCAAGGGGCAAAGCATTGGGCCAATGCGGCATTGGGGCAAACGTTTTGCCCCGACATGGTATATGGCGCCAAGTAAAGGATGGCTGTGCGAAAGCCTAGCTTATTGCCTTTGATTACTTTGGTGGAGCCATCGATTCGCAGCATGGCATCGGGCTTTTGTGAAAACCATTTGCGATATTTTGGCGAAGCCAAAATGGCTTTTCGCGTTTCTGGATTGATGCGGCTTAGGTCATAAACGATAGTTTCGGCCGAATATTTCATGGTCCGTTCCGTTCCGTTTTGGGGTTTATCGGGCAAGGTAATTGCGGGTGACGAAATCCTGTACCGCCTCTAAGGCGGTACGGCCTTCACCATGGCGAAAGCCTTTGGCCTCGACGATATGAGTGAAAGCGTTGTCTTTGCTTGCTTTGGTGTAAGTGACGTTTGTTGCGAGTCGCGCCTCTAAAGCGTCGACGCATTCGGGGTTTCTGAACATGTTCTGTCCTGTTAGGTTTCGTTTCAGTGACGTGAACATATCCCGATAGGGACAATATGCAAGAGCAAAACACAAATAAATTGACAAAAAAGCCCATGCCGCAATCGGGCAATGCGGCATGGCGTGCCGCAATGGCGCGCCACGCGATACAGCCTAATTATGCTAATCGATTGCGTTGCGTGGCGATTGCGCGCCATAGCGGCAATCGCTGCGGACAATTGGCTATGCGTGGCGTGCCATGCTGTCGATGGCATGGGGGCAATATGATGCAAGCCCGATTAGAGTCTGTGGAGCGCAAGCGCAATGCCAACAAAACCCCGTTTAATCGTAGCGGCCGACAAGCCCGCGCCCAATTTAAGCGCCCAAACCACTCTAAGGGATATCGTCAAGGAATCGCTGTTATCGATACTTGAAGACCCCGACGCTAGCGCTGCGGCAAAGGCATCGGCCGGCCGCACGTTACTCGAGTACTTCAGCGAAGAGAGCGCAACGCAACGGCGCCGCGGCGCCGATATGTCGGCCGCTGAATTAGACGAAGCAATAGCAGCGATTGATCGTTAGCCCCGCATTAGTTGGACGTTGCGCGCAGCTGGATAAAGCATGATAAATCAATTGGTTAGTCGATCGTGGCCGTTAACCTAGGGTTAACGGCCCCCTGGCGGGGCCGGTTTGAGGGGGCGCGCGCGAACGCAATGCTGCGTGGCAAATTTTTCGCATTCCGAAGCTTGGCCCGTTCACCAACCGATCACCCTGCGTTCACTGTCGTCCGCTTCAAAGAGCGGTATTAGAAGCGGACGGTTCACGTTGAGCGTTGCCCTCACCGTGACTCTCGTCGAGCGCGCGCGCGAATTCTTCCAGCCATTTCGCGTCGACCCAAACGCCAGTCTTGCCCGACGCCACGCCGGCCGCGCGCAGCATCTCTTGCATGCGCGTTTCTGCGACCGGCAGCGGCGTCGGCTCGGCTTCCGGCAGCAGCTCGAGCGGCTCGTCGTGAACACGATGCGGCGCCGCCATCGGATCGCGTTTGATCTGCACTGAGGTGTTGTGCGCGGACAAGTCGGAGATGTTGTCGTCGTCGATTGCGATGTTGAATTTTCCTCTGCGCAGAAAAATTCGGCCAGCCTCGGTGATGCCGAGCCGGCCCCAGTCCTCGCATGCCAGGCCGAGGCCCATCAGCTCGCGTGCGGTGGTGTGGATTGTGTTGTAGCGCGCGCCGCGGTCGATGGCGCCGAGCGCGACCAGTGCCTCTGCGGATATCATCTGGCTTTCCTGCGTTTCCGGTGCGATAAATATCGGGGACCATGCTAGTGGATTCAACCAATGGCCGCCATCGTCCGCCCGACCCAGCCAGTGCTCTTCTCGGATCGGCCGCGCGGCCAGGTCCAGGCTGATTTACTTGACGCACAGATCACAAATCTGGTCGCCGCCATTCACTCGACGCAGGTTGCGCTCGAGGACATCCGGCGCGACGACGGAAAACTCAAAAGTAACAGCGTCGGCCGCGAGCAATTAGCCGCCGAGCTGAAGCACAGCCGCCAGGAGATCGATGACGTCGAGGCGCGCACCATAAATGCTGCGCAGGCGGCAGCTGCAGCGGCTTCCAGCGTGGTCGGCACCATCAGGGAAGTGGATTTGCGCGCCAGTGACGCCGAGGCTGCGGCGATTTCCGCCGCCGGCATGCTTTCTGCGATTTCGCACGGCAATATTACGGCGCTCGACGCCACCTCCGACGCGGAAAACTCCGCGGATCGCGCCGAATCCGCCGCAGTGGCGTCGGAAAGCTGGTCGAATTTCAGTCACGCGCAGTCTGATAACGCGGAAGCGGCAAAAAACGAGGCCACGCAGTGGGCCGAGTACCTCGCCGGGCCTGTTGTGAATTCGGATGACGCGCCGGCCTACATTGCGGGGCATCCGTTCGGCCACGGACTGTATTATCAGTCGGTCGAAGGCGCCGGCGGCACTGGCGGGCTGTGGTCGGCCAAGTGGTGGGCGATTTACGCGCAGCAACTGGTCGGAAATATCAGTTTTTACTATCTCGGACCCTGGGCGACGCCGCCGATCCCCGGATCGACCAATCCTGCCACTGGAATGACGGTGCCGGACCCGCTCGCGGTCGGTAGTTTCTATTATGACACCACCTACAACACCGTGATGGTGTGGAACGGCACGTCCTGGCAGCCGCCGGGCGTGCAGGTCGCGGCCGGCTATCGTGCGCGCTACGTTTACATCTCCACGGAAGCGCAATTGACCTACAGCGGCGCCGACATCAACGGCGTCGCGCCGATGTTCACCAATGAAGGCCACGATGTGTGCCTGAACGGCGTCCGGCTCGTTCCGACGCTTGATTATACGATCGATCCTGCGACCGACAGCATGACGCTCGCGGAATCGCCCGGCGCCGGCGCCGTCGTGCAGTGGGATCTGATGATCCCGCCCGATCAGATCAACTCTGCGAAGGTTGATGCGTTCAAAGTGGAAACGCTGACGCCGGATGGCGTCACCGCGACGTTTGCGTTGCTCTACATCGACCCGTCGGTCGGCCCGCCTGCGGTGCCGACCGCGATCGGACAAGGCGCGCAGTTGATGGTGGTGCTCGACGGCGTCATGCAGGAGCCGGGCGTCGATTTCACCGCGCTCGGTTCGACTTTGACGTTGTCGGCTGCGCCGCGTGCCGACAGCAAGCTGTGGGCGGTATGGTATCGGCCGCATGTTGCAGTGGAGTTGCCCCCGCCATGAGCCAGAATCTTCGCGTCGCGTTGTGGGTTCCGCAGGTGGATCCGGCCAATATCGGCAACGCGGTCAGGACGACTGCGGCGCCGACCGTGAATAAGCGCATCATGTCGGAGTTTTCAACGCCGGGCGGCGTCGACGACGCGCCGGACAACGGCGAGGCGTATGTCAGGCAGAATAGAGCCTGGCAGCCGCTCGACGGCGGCACATTCTAACGAGGAGATTTGTTATGGCGCAGCACTACGAAGTCAAAGAGGGCGAGGCCCTGGTCATCAACGGCCCGGCCAACATCATCGTCAAGACCGGCAACCTGCCGGTGGTCGGCGACTGTTCTAATCTGCAGCCGCCGCCGGTCGAGGATGTTGCGCCGGTGGTGACGAGCGTCACGCCGGCCACCGCGGTCTCCACGGACGCGCCGTTCGCGCTCGAGATTGCCGGCAGCGGCTTCACCGCCACCAGCGTGGTCGCCATCAACGGCAGCGACCTGCCGACGACATTTGCGTCGGACGTTTCGATCAGCGCGCAGGTGACGCCGCCGACGGTTGCCGGCGGCTATCCGGTGACGGTTAAGAACGGCGCGCTCGTCAGCAACGGCGATGTCATGCTGACGATCGCGGATCCGGCCGCGCGCGGCTTCAAGAAGCGTTAAGCGACCAGGTTACAGACTGCCCCCGACGTACCCTGCCTTGAGGAGAGGGTGATATGGCACGACAATATCGGCATCGCCGAAGCTCGAACGCATTCAACGTATTCCCCACGCCGCTAGAGCCGGGTGAGTTGGCGGTTAACACCGCCAACCGGCAGCTCGCGGTCGGCGACGCGGCGACGCCATCGCTCGGCGTGCCGGTCCCGCTCATCGCGATCCGTTATTTCGACGTGCGGGCGCGTTACCTCATCAACGACAACGTCGTTCACGTCGGCACCATCTATCGCGCGATCACCAGCGTGCAGCCGGGGCCGTTCAACATCGCGCAGTGGACGCCGATCGGCGCCGGCGGCGCCAGCGGCGGCATCCCCGAGGCGCCGCTCGACGGCGTTTCATATGAGCGCAAGGACGCGACCTGGGTGCCGGGCGGCGGCGGCTCCGGTGGCGGCATCGGCGACGCGCCGTTCGACGGTGTCGCCTACGCGCGCCAGGACGGCGCCTGGGTGCCGGAGGTGCAGGGCGGCGTCGGCGACGCGCCGTTCGACGGCGTCGCCTACGCGCGCCAGGACGGCGCCTGGGTGCCGGAGGTGCAGGGCGGCGGCGTCGCCGCGGACATCCCGGTCACGCCTGCGGGGCAGCTCAGTGCAACCAACGTGCAGGCCGCGCTTCAGGAATTGGACAACGAGAAGGTCGCCAAGGCCGGCGACACGATGACCGGCCCGCTGTTCATCGACAACAGTGGATGGATCGGCGTCGGCGGACCGCAAGGCGATCTCGGCATTTGGAGTTTTCAAGGCGTCCCTGGTCCTCCAGAGAACGGGCGTTGGGGCCTCTCGATGGGGCAGGACGCTACGTTCTCTCAATTCAATGTCCAACGGTATGACGATATCGGGACTCTGCTCGACTATCCGATCAGCATCAGCCGCGCTGACGGCAAGGTAACGCTCGCAGGCGATCCGACTGCCGCGCTTCACGCCGCCACCAAGCAATATGTCGACAGCCACACGGGTTCTGACCCCACCAAGGTGGCGAAGGCTGGCGACACGATGACGGGCAATTTGTCCATCTCGCCTACCCCCGGCACTAATTTGAAATGGGGTGCAGCTGGCGTCGGCGGATCGTTGTCGAACGACAGTAATGGGTCGCCGAGTGTTAACTTCTTCTGCGTTAGCGGAACCGGGCTGACGTTTACAGGCGGCGCTGTGACGGGTTCGATTATTCAAGGTGACGCACAAGGCGGTGTGTCTTTTCTAAAAGTCCCCGCAAGCGTCACAAATACTGCGGCAACCACTGTAGCCGTACTTGAGAACACTGGCCGGTTATTGCTTGGCGCTGATCCGGCATCGCCGATGCACGCCGCCACCAAGCAATATGTCGACAGCCACGCCGGTTCCGACCCTACCAAGGTGCTGAAGACCGGCGACACCATGACTGGCCCGTTGAATTTTAACGGATCATCCCATTGGGTGTTTAGTGGTGCTGGTGCTGGTAGTTTTTACGACAGCATTGCTGGCGCAGATCGGTTTTTTATAGGCACCGACAACGCTCAGGACGTTCTGAGATTATATGCGGCCAGTGCGGGTAACGTCTTGACCGTTGACGGCACGACGGGCGTTCTAGCTTTCCCGACCGGCGCAACAACGCCAACGCCGCCAACTGCCGCGGACACTCGCGTCGCCAACACGGCGTATGTCGAGGCCCGCGCCGAGGCGTGGGGCGTTGCGGCGGCCAACACCAGGCTGCCGCTCGTCGGTGGCACGATGACCGGACCAATCCAAACATCCGTTGCATGGTGTGATGGGTCTATTGCTGCCGCCACTGCCGCCACTGGCGGCATAACGGTCAACGGTGACGCTACGACCAACAGGGCGGCGTACATCGCGTTCCATCGTCAGGGATCGTTTGCGGCATATCTCGGCCTCGACATCGACAACGTGTGGAAGGTCGGCGGCTGGTCGATGGGCAACGTTGCCTACAAGCTCTGGCATGACGGCAACGCCGATGCCTACCGTGACTGGACTAACACCCAGGGCTACGCGGAAAGTGTATCCACCTATGTCAACAGCGGGACCACATTCATAAACCCTAACGTGGTGACTGCGGGTCAGGGCGGTCCGAATACCGTCATGACCATCGCCGGCGGCAGTACGACGATCCAGCTGTCGGCGTACGGCAAGCCGGGCCACGTCCTTACGGTCCGCATCAAACAGGATGCGACGACGCCGCGTCAGGTTGCCTGGTTAACTAACCAATTCCTGTGGGCCGGCGGCCCGACCAACGTGCCGATCATCACACCGAAAATAAACGCGGTCGATCGCTTCACATTTGTCGCCAATAACCTCGGCAATTTCGAAGAAGTCGGTCGCGCGCAGGACATCGGTTAGCTCATGGCCTGGAACGCTCCAGTTGGCGGCACTCCGCAGCGGCTTAGAGTTCCTAAGTCGATCCGCTTCGCCAGCAACAGCACGCCGTTTTTTCTCCGCACATTCGCCGGCACCGGCAATCTGCAGACGTGGACGTGGAGCGGCTGGGTCAAGCGGTGTCAGACCGGCGCGTACACGACCGGCAACACTGGTTTCAATATGCTGTTTGGGTCAATATTCGGCGACGCCGCTGGCAATTACTATTACGAAAGCGGAATACGCTTCACAAACACCGATAATCTCGAGTTTTACGACTACAACATGGTCGCCGGATATACGGCGCGTCGCCTCACCAGTTGGAATGCCCGCGACATGGCGGCCTGGGCGCATATCGTGGGCGTGTGGGACTCATCAAACGCTGCGCCGGACGAGCGCATGCGGGTGTTCGTTAACGGCCTTCGGATGGATAACACGTCCGGTTTCGGGCACGCAGCTGGGCAGTACCTCAATCCGGCGCTGAACCTGGTTCCGCTGTTCAACCAGCCGTACCCGCACGGTATCGGGATGATCCAGCACCCGAGTCTGAGCGGCGGCGACGCTACGCAGCGCGGCAACCACTACATGTCCGAAGTTAATTTTGTCGACGGCCTCGCGCTCGATGCGTCGGCGTTCGGCTACTTCGAGCCGTCCACCAATATGTGGATGCCGAAAAAATACCAGGGCGGCTACGGCGCCACCGGCTTCCATCTGACTTTCGCCGACGACAGCACGACAAATAATCTAGGCTTGGACAGCAGCGGCCTCGGCAACCACTTCACGGTGTCGAACATGGGCGTCGGGTCGGTCCAAGGCACCACCAGCGTCACGGACACGCCGACCGACTACGGCCTCGACACCGGCCTCGGCGGCCAGGTGCGCGGCAACTACGCTATTATGAATGTCAACGACACTAACGACCCTGCGACGATGCTGATCGTCAACGGCGGAACCTATGTCTCCGCGGTGGGTTCGCACGGGCCGTGGCGCAGCGTTAACAGCACCATGTTCGTGTCGATGTATGAAGATTTCTACTGCGAGGTGTTTATCGATTCCGTAAACGCGGACGCCAACGGCACGATGATCGGTGTGTGTTTGGAATTTGGCAAACGACCGGACTACCCAGGGCTTGATTACTATTCGGTCGGCTATCAGGGTGTCGGAACGCGGCACGTTAACGGCACGGCGACGCCTGGATGGGGCGCACCTTACGGCGTCGGTGACACGATCGGTGTTCGCATCCACGCCAACGGTGTGTCGTTCTACAAAAACGGCGTGCTGCAGGGTGGCGGTCAGGCCGTCAGTGGTTGGGGCAGTTACGGCGCGCTGTGCCTCGGCGGCTACTACACCGACACGCGCTACCGTATTAATTTCGGCTCTCGGGCCTTCACCTATCCGGCGCCGGCCGGCAGCAAAGTGTGGTGTACGCACAGTCTGCCGGAGCCGGCGATACGGCGCGGCGATAATGCGTTCCTCGGAATTCAGCGGTACGGCACTGGCGCGCCATTCAGCGTGAAAGGCGGGCGGTTCAGACCCGAAATCATCTGGACGAAGAACCGAACCGACGTCAATTGGCACATAGTGTCCAACTTCCGCTCCGGGCCGAATGTGTCGCTTTACACAAACGAGCAAAATCCAGAGGGGCCGTCCGCCGCCGTCACGGCGTTCAACGGTGACGGTTATGAATCCACCGCCGGAGCGGATCCGAACAACAACACGCTGTCGCAGCGGTATACCGATTACATGTGGCGGCGCGACCCCAGGAACGGGGTTGATATCGTGTCTTTCACGGGCACCGGATCGCCGCAAACCATACAACACGGTATCGGGCTGGTCCCCAGTCTGATCCTCGTCAAGAACCGATCGTGGGCCGCCAGCTGGTGTGTCTACCACAGCACCCTGGGCGGTGCGAACTACATGTTCCTGGATACGGATGTGCCGTACGCGGCCGATATCACGGCTTGGAACAACACAAATCCGACGGCGTCAGCATTCACTGTCGGCAGTGCGAATTCGGTCAACCAGGCCGGCGCCGGCATGGTTGCTTTCGTGTTCGCTGACATCCCCGGTTTCAGCAAGGCCGGGTACTACATCGGCAACGGCAGCGTAAACGGTCCGTTCATTTGGACCGGCTTCAGACCTAAATTTATATTAGCGAGAATGTACACTTCGGTGGGCAGTTGGTGGATCCGCGACACCATCGTGGACACCTACAACCCCAACGGCGTCACGATATTTCCCGACCTGCCGAACATAGAGACTTACGTCGGCGAGGCCGACATCATGAGTAACGGCTTCAAAATGAAGACCACCGACGCCGGGTTCAACACGGCTGGTCAGTACATGATCTATTACGCCTGCGCCGAAGCGCCGGCCAAGTATGCGAGAGCGAGGTAAATGCCATGTGGTTGCTAGATGGCGAACCGATTTCACCGGATATGGCGTTTGAAAAAGGCGGCGTGACATATCCGCCGGGATACATCACGTCTGCCACGGCTGATGAACTGACCGCCCTCGGCATTACCTGGGTCGATCAGCAGCCGATGCCGGACACGTTTTATGCGCGTGTCGTCGAGGATCCTGACAATCCCGGTCAGTGGCTGACCTATCCGTACACGCCGGAGGAGATGCAGCCGCGGCTGGCGCGTTACTCCCGCGAGGCCCGCGACGGCAAGCTGCTGTCCGGCATCGAGCAGACGATCGGCACGCATACGTTCCTGATCCCGACCGACGTGCAGACGCGCAACTCGTTCTTCACCTTCCGCGTCATCCAGGAGCGGCCCGGCGCGCCGACCACGACGCCGGTCGAGATGACCGACAAAACCACGCGGGAGACCGTCGCACTGGCGCTGACCGAGGCGCAGCTGCTGTCGATCGAGATGAAGATGGAGACCCGCGTGCGCGACTGCGGCTCGACGCAGATTGTGCTACAGCAGGGTATTCAGGACGGCACGGTTACCACCAAAGAGCAGATCGACGCAGCATACGAGGCGGTGCCATGACCTCCCACGTCCGCCACCGACGCAGCACCAATCCCGCCGATCCGTTCGTTCCGATGGAGCCGGGCGAAGTTGCGGTCAACACCGCCAACCGGCAGCTCGCGATCGGCAGCGGCGCCGGCGCGCCGCTGCCCATGATCGCGGTGCGGTTCTTCGATCCGGCGTCGCAGTATGCGCTGAACGATTTCGTGGCCGAGGGCGGCAAGCTGTATTCCGCGATCGTTCCGGTCGCGCCAGGGCCGTTCAATCCTACGCAGTGGCGGCTCGCCACCAACGACCCGCAGGATCCGACAGACCTGGCGAACTACCTGCAGAAGACCGGCGGCACCATGACGGGTGCGCTGATCCTGAGCGCGAACCCGCAGACCAACCTCGAGGCCGCCACCAAGCAGTATGTCGATGCGGCCACGCCGGCCACGCCGAATGCGGGCCAGATCGCGTCCGCTGCCACTGGCGATATCGCCGCAACCAACGTGCAGGCCGCGATCGCCGAGCTGGAGAGCGAGAAGCTTGCCAAGGCCGGCGGCACTATGACGGGGCTGCTGACGCTGGCGGCTGCGCCGACTGTTGATCTGCACGCCGCCACCAAAGCCTACGCCGACACCAAACTGCCGAAGTCCGGCGGCGATATGACGGGGGCCATCCACCTCGGCAGCACTGTCGGGCAGTACGGCGGCTGGGTGACGGCGCGCCTTGCCAACATTAATCAGGTTAGTTTCGAATTCGGGCACCCCAACACGGCCGGCTACGGCTCGACCATCGGCTGTGAGGTTGCATCGGGGGCGCCTTTCCTCGCCTTCCACGCCGGACCCGGATCCAACAACGACACTTACAAAACCCTCGGCGTTAAGGGTTCGGTTCTGCGGTCAGATCTCGCGGGCGGGTTTGCCTGGGGTTCGGTCGCCGCCGCGTCTGCGGATAACCAGCCGCTGTCGCCGTTGATGTCGCTGTCCGGCGCAGGACAGCTCGTCCTTCCCGTGGGCGGCCTCGATATGGTCGGCACCTTCCGGGTGATGTCTGCCGACGCCTGGTTCATGCGCGCCGGCCAGCAGACCACCGGCCTAATTCAGTTCGGCAACACCGGCACCAAGTACCTGTACTGGGACGGCGCTAATTATAATTTTGTCGGCGGCGGTGTCACGTTGGGGGCCAACCCGACCGCGGCGGCGCACGCCACGACGAAGCAGTATGTCGATTCCAGCATTGCTGCCGTGACAGGCTTCACGTCTGCGATCTACGGCCTGCAGGACTACGGCGGCCGTCAGATCGGTCTGCACACCAGCACTTACGAGAACATCGGCGAGAAGCATTTCGCGGGGGTTGATGGCGGTTGGTACAATCCGGCGACAGGCACGGCCGCCCTAAGCCCCGGTCAACATGTTCCGGGTTCGGCGCTGCATCGTTGGACGGGCGACGAAGGCAGGACGCTAGGGCAATCGGGCAATCTGATGCCGGGGACGTGGCGTTGGCTCGGAGACACCACCAACGGCTATGCTCAGTGGGGATTCTTTCAGAGGGTTGGCTGATGTTCAACATAGAGCGCGCGCATAGCCCCCGCTACACGGCATCCGGTACCATCGACTTGATAGTTAAGTTCTCCGGGTTCGCGGAGGAGATGCCGTTCCACGCCACGCCGGACGATCCGGTGCCGCACGGCGCGCAGCTCTACAACAACGCTCTGGCTGGCGCATACGGCCCGGTCGCCGCCTACGCGCCGCCGCCGCCGCCGGCGGAATACGCGATCGCGCGCAGCACGATCATCGAGCGCCTCAACGATGCTGGCAAAGTAAGTCAACTAACGAAATACTTGAAGACGCACGACTACGAGCGAGAAGTCTGGTACGCGCTGCAATCGTTCAAAAACACCAACGCCCTGCTCGTCGCCATGATCACCGCGATCGGCGCCGACCCGGCTGAAATCCTGCGGTATGATCCAGTACACAGGTAAAGTTGTCGGCGAAGTTACCAGGGGGTTGTCAGCTGCGGGGCCGCTCGCGCTGCCACTCGTTATCATCAATTGTGTGTGCCTCGGCGTCGTCGGCTTCACGCTGTACCACATCTCATCCGCGTCGGAGCGCCGCGACGGGCTGATCGCCGAGCTGGCGAAGTCTTGCCAACCCATCGTTGAAAGGATGAAATGACGCGGCAACCATAGGGAGGTTACCGAGTTATGAAGAAGGCCAAGTTAAAGCGGCGGGCGACCGCGCGCAAAAAGGCGGCCACTCCACGCAAAAAACGGAGAGCCAAAGTGTCCAGCAAGAAGCCGACCGAAGACGAAGAACCCCGTCCGGCGCCTGCCAAGAAGCCTGCACCGGAGACCGCGGAAATCGACCCGATGGGTCAACCGCCCGACAGTCCTCCTAATCCTAACCTGCCACCGGAGCCGCCGGCTAAATGACTGAATGGCCGAAGAATCCGGCACTACACATCACCGGCACGCTGGAACCAGCGGGGCCGGTGAATGTGTTCAACGAGAAGGTCGCGGTCGCCGAGGCGGTCAACCGCGCAATCGAAACCAAGACCGCCTACGACACGACGCACCCGCCGACCACGCCTGTGATACTGCCGCCGCCCGAGCCGACCGGCCCGCTGATCGGCACCGGCAGCCCTGTTGTCGCGGACCCATCAAAGTATATGATCGACCTCGCCGTCGTCCGTCGCCGGCGCTGATCGGAGCTTCGATGATTCGGCTCGCTACAGTGGTGGTACTCGCCATGCTTATGGCTGGGTGCCGCACTGGCAGATGGGCCTGGGTCGAAGAAACCACTCCCATAAAATGCCGCGGCGGCACCATCAACACTGAGCGCCGCATCACCGATGTCGGCGTATATGGTCGAACGCGAACGACCACCTATCGAACGGACGCCTGCATCGACTAGGGAGAGATACGATGAGCATCGGTTTGTTGTTCTGGGTCTTGATGGTGCTGTGGTTCTTTTCGTATCTAGGCAACACCTACGCGCCCAGCCAATACCCGTGGGCGATCCACGCCAACCACCTGCTGTTCTTCGTTCTGCTATTCCTGCTGGGGTGGCGAGCGTTCGGGTTCGTCATACACGCTTGAGCCGCCCAAAAATTTTTTCGGGTTTTCAACCTTGGGGAACTCCACCATGGCTAAGATCGGTAAGACTGTAGCTATCAAGCCGCCGCCGGGCGGCGGCAAGCCGCCGGCCGTGTCCAAGACGCAGGACACCTACACGCACCACACCTCGCCGATCAAAGGCCCGCAGCCGACGCCGGTCGAGCCGAACACCATCAGCTCGGCGCCGAAGGTCAAGATCAGGACGCTGCCGGACACGCCGAAGGCCGTGTACAAGCATGCCGCGGAAGACTGAAGAGCAGACCATCCAGCTCAGGCTGCTGAAGCGCAAGCGAGCCATCCTAACTGCGCGGGATGACTTGATCGCGTTCACGCAGCTGATGATGCCGGACCCCAACTTCGACGATGACGTCGGGCAGTCGCTGTACAAGCCGCAGCCGTTCCATCGCCTGATCGGCAAGTCGCTGGAGGAGGTCGAGCGCGGCGATTATCGGAGGTTGATGATCAATGTCGGACCGCGGTTCGGAAAAACCACGCTCGCGAGTGCGATGTTTCCTGCGTGGTATATCGGCCGTCATCCTGACCGCAGTATTATTGTTGCTACTTACAATGAGCATTATTCATGGGATCTAGGTCGCCGCGTCCGCGACATCATGGAGACCCCAGAGTACAAGCAGGTCTTCCCAGAGGTAGAGATCAAGGTCGGCGCCAATGCGGTTAACCGAGTTCAAACGACGCGCGATGGCGTCGTCTTTTCTGTCGGACGTGGTTCCTCGATCACTGGTCGAGGAGGTCACTGCATACTACTGGACGATCCAATCAAAGATCGTACTGAAGCAGATTCTGTCATTGTCCGAGAAAAACTCTGGAACTGGTACAACCAAGTCCTCCGAACGCGACTTATGGATTCGACGGGCACAATTGTTATTGTCCAGACGCGATGGACTGAGGATGACCTCGTCGGTCGGTTAATCGACCCGATGAACCCCTACTACAACGCCGACGAAGCCAAAGCCTGGCGCAAGATCGACCTGCCGGCGCTCGCAGAAGACAACGACGCGCTCGGCCGCAAGCCGGGCGATCCGTTGTGGCCTGAGCGGTTCACCAAGCAGTATTTGGAGGACATCCGTGCCACCGATCCCCGTGGATTTGCTGCTCTATATCAGGGTCGCCCAGGCCCTAAGGATGGAGCGTTTTTTAAGTCAGATGACATCGTGCCTTACAACAAAATGGCTGACGTCCCGGCGTTCCATACCATGCGATTCTATGGCGCGTCGGATCACGCGGTCTCGGTTGCGCGCACTGCCGACAAGACCTGCCTAGTCATCGTCGGCGTCGACGAGAAGGACAACATCTGGATCATGCCCGACATGGTCTGGGATCGGTTGGACTCCCACGCCGCGGTCGAGGGCATGCTGGCGCTGATGAAGAAGTACAAGCCGCAGTTCTGGTGGGCGGAAGGCGGCGCCATCACCAAGAGCCTTGGGCCATTCCTCCGCAGGCGCATGGTGGAAAAACAAGTGTTCTGCGCGATCGATCCGATCAACCCTGCCGCCGACAAGCAGCAGCGCGCGCAAGCCATCCAGGCGCGCACGTCGATGAAGATGGTTCACTTCCCCGCCTTCACGCGCTGGTGGTCGGACGCGCAGGACCAGATCCTGAAATTTCCGCACGGCTCAAACGACGACGTGGTCGACGCTTTAAGTTTGATCGGTTTGGGTTTATCAAAGATGCACGGACGGACCCGCGGTCGGAAGATTGACCCGGAAGTTAAGTCAGGCACCTTCCGGGAGCTGTTTGCGCAAACCAACCGACGCGAAGGCCGCGATCGAGGGGCTGGGGGCCTGCAAGGATGGTAGACACCCTGATGGACGCCGTCGCCGGCGCCGGCGACGAGAGATCCCCCGAGCCAGACCTCAATCCGGTCACCGGACAGCCCAACAGCATTCCGCGTGCGCAGCCGGATCCGCCGGACCGCCGGCGCAAGCTGGTCACCGACTGGGGCAGCAAGGTCCGACGCGCGAAGCGATACTGGAAAGCCAGCTTCGATCGCATGCGCGAAGATCAAGAGTTCGCCTTCGGCAAGCAGTGGTCGAAGGATGCCAAGGACCGGCGCTATGTGGCTAACCTTACTCTGCGCCTGGTGGCGCAGAAGACCGCGTTCCTCTACGCCAAAAACCCCAAGGCGGTAGCCAAGAAGCGCCAGCGGCTGAACGCCACCTCATGGGATGAATCCCAGACCACGCTGAACCAGCTGATGGCGTCGGCCGCCATGATGATGCAGCAGGCCCAGCAGGCCGGCGCCATGGGCCAAGGCCCGATGGCGCCTGGCGGAATGCCGGGCATGCCGCCCGGGTTGATGGGCCAGGTCGCCGGCGCAGCGCAAGGCGCGATCGGCGGCATGATGCCGATGTCGACCGGGCAGCCGCCGGACATCGGACAGCTGATGGCGGGCGGGATGCCGCCCAACCAGGCCACGATGCCGTCGCCTTCAGTGAACCAGATCTCGGGGGCGGTGGGTGCCGCGCTCGGGGGCGCCACCATGCCGAGCATGGGAGCCGGTCCAATCCCTGGGGAAATGCAACAGCCACAGGGCCTCGGCGACCAGCTCGGCATGGCCGCCGCCGGCGCCGCCGCGGGTGGCATGGTGCCGCCAGGCTCGCCGATGGTCGCGCAGGCGGTCGGCAGCGGCATGGACATCATGATGGATGCCGCTCGGGTGAAGTCCGAGAACCTGATGATGGACAAGCTCGCGAAGACGCTCGAGCTGCTCTACGCCTACGAGGTCGATAACCAGCCGCACCCGTTCAAGAGCATGCTCAAGATGACGGTGCGCCGCGCCGTCACCAACGGCGTCGGCTACATCAAGCTCGGCTACGAGCGCGTGATGGAAATGCGGCCCGACCTCGAGAAGGGCATCGCGGACGCTAACCAGAAGCTCGCCACGCTGCAGCGCCTGGCTGCGGACGCCACCGACAACATCACCGAAGAAGACGATATGGAAGCCGAGCAGCTCCGGCTGCTGTTGACCGACCTGATGATGCAGAAGGGCGCGGTCGTGCGCGAGGGTCTGACCTTCGACTTCCCGCTCTCGACCCGCATCATCCCCGACATCAAGTGCCTGGATATCAAGAACTGGGTGGCCGCCGACTGGGTGGCCGAAGAGTATTTGCTGTCGGTCGATGAGATCGAGGAGATCTACGGCGTCGACGTGAACGGGCACTGCACCGAATACGGAACAGACAGTGGCACTGACCCAACCAAAACCGGCGCAGACTGGTCGAGCAAGTCGGCCGGCGAGTGGACTAGTGGCGGGGACCGCGGCTCCCCCAATGCGCTGGTCTGGGAGATCTACAACAAGAAGGACGGCCTGGTTTATGTGGTGTGCGACGGCTACCGCGAATTCCTGCGCGAGCCGGCGGCGCCCGATATTTACAACGAGCGTTTTTATCCTTGGTACGGGCTGATCTTTAACGGCATCGAGGACGAGAAGGAGCTGTTCCCGCCGTCCGATGTCCGGCTGATGCGCGACATGCAGCTCGAGTACAACCGCTGCCGCGAGGGCCTGAAAGAGCAACGCATCGCCGGACGTCCTTTCATTGGTGTGGTGTCGGGCGCGCTCGACGAGAACGACCTCGACAAGATCTCCAACCGCGCCGCCAACGCGGTCATTGAATTGAACGCGCTGCAGCCGAACCAGGACATCAAGCAGCTCCTGCAGGCTTACGCCGGCGCCGGCATCGACCCCAACCTGTACGAGGTCAATCCGGTCTATGAGGACATTCTACGGACGACAGGCATCCAGGAAGCCAACCTGGGCGGTACGTCGAACACCACGGCGACCCAGGCGCAGATCGCCGAGGGTTCGCGGATGACCTCGATGGGGTCCAACATCGATGACCTCAACGACATCCTGACCCAACTGGCTCGCAACGGCGGCCAAATACTTTTGCGCGAAATGTCCCAGGAGCGCGTTAAGAAGATTGTCGGCCCCGGCGCCGTGTGGCCCGCCGAAGCCATCGCGCAGGATATCGCCAACGAAATCCTGCTCGAGATCGAAGCTGGATCCATGGGCCGGCCCAACCAGGCGCAGGAGATCGCCAACGCGCAACGTCTGATGCCGCTGCTGATCCAGCTGCCCGGCATCGATCCTGAATTCCTCGCTAAGGAAACGCTGCGGCGGTTGGACGATCGCCTCGATCTCACCGAAGCCTTCAAGTCTGCGCTGCCGAGCATCGTCGCGATGAACGGCGCGATGTCGGGCGGTGGCGCGCCGACTGCGCCGGGCGCAGGCGCCGGACCAGGCGCCGGCATGGGGCCGCAAGGCGCCGTCAATGCGCCGACCGGCGGCGCCGGCGGACCGCCGCCGTCGGCACCGGACGCGCAGACAACTTTGGAGGGCGCACCGCCCGGTCGGCCGCACCCGATGCCGCAGCAGGTCAAGATGCCGGGCATGCCACCGTGACAAAGAACTTGAATTGACGTACAGATCAATCAGAGGTGCCAATTGGCACCGGGGGAATCAGATATGGCAGCGGGCGACAAGAATTTACCCACCGAGGTAGATCAGTCAGTCTCGAACGTACCTTCGCCAGGTACAGACGCCGGCGATACCGGCGGCAGTCTGCTCGACGCCCTCCAAAGTGCAGTGCCCGAGCTGCGCACGGATGACGACTATGTAGACGCCGACGGCTCAAGAGGGGTTTCGCCATCCCAAGTCGCGAGGAATCGCGATCGCGAGCCTGAGTTGCCAGAAGAGGCAACGCCCGAAGAACTAGCCAAGCTTTCCAAGACCGCGCAGCGTCGGATCAAGAAGCTGAACAACCAGCGAATGAAACTCGCTGGCGAGGTGAACCGCCTCAAAGCTCTCGAGCCGAACGCGAACGCAGCTGCCCAGGTGACCGAGTATCTGCGCAAGCACGATATCGGGCAGGACGATTTCCTGATGGGCCTGGAGCTGATGGCGGCGATGCGCCGTGGTGACTTCGTCAAGTTTTACGAAGGGGTCCGACCCTATGTGAAGCTTTGCGAAGAGTACCTCGGCATTTCGCTGCCCCCGGATCTGCAGCAGCAGGTCCAGCAGGGGCACATGACGACACAAGCCGCGGCCATGTACTCGCGAGAGCGCATGGACAAGGCGATGGCGCAAACCAACGCCGCCCGTAACCAGGCGGCGTTGCAGCAAAGCCAGCAGATGTCGAATGCGCAAGTTCAGCAGGCGCAGCGGGAGACTTTGGCTACTCAAGTGGCGACAGCCGTCAACAACTGGGAACTCCAGACCTCGCGAGCGGATCCGAACTACGCGGCGAAAAAAGCCGCTGTTCAGAACACGATGTGGGCTGTGATCCGCGAGCAAGGCTCGCCACAGTCGCCCGAGCATGGCATCCAGATCGCCCAAGAGGCGTATCGCCGTGTCAACGAGCAGTACCGGAGCTGGACAGGCAGCCAGCGTCGGCCGACATCGCGCACTCCGAGCAGCACCGGACGTACATCTGGTGTGGCAACCGAGCCAAAAACCCTGCTGGAAGCAGTGCAATTTGCTCGCGAGGGTGCGCCACGCCTCTGATTTAAGGGGCTAAGGACATGCCTACCTATACCGCGCCGCTACTCGCGCACATTACGACTGCCGCCCTCGATTGGTGGATGAACAAGGGGACCGCCTTCCAGGAGGCGATCCAAGAGAAGCCACTGCTCGCTTCGATGGAAGCTAAGAAGAAGTCCTTCCCAGGCGGCAAGGGCGACATCGTCCTGTCCGTCAAAGGCGACTTCGGCAACACCGCGGCGCCGGGCACCGACGACCAGGTCAAGGGCTACCAGCTCGACGACCCGGTTACCTACTACACGCCGGCGAACCTTACCCAGGCCCGCTTCTCCTGGAAGGAACACCACATCGGTATCATGCTCACGCACTCCGAGCTGAAGACCGATGGCATCACGGTTACCGACAGCGGTGACATGGATGACGTGTCCGAGCACTCCGGCCGCGACGACACCGTCCTGGTCGGCCTGCTGCAGGACGCGCTCCAGGACGTGTCCGAGCAGTACGCGAAGGGCATGAACAACCTGCTGTGGACGAACGGTGCAGGCGACGCCAAGGCGCTCGCCGGCATGGCGGCGCTGATCACGGACGATCCGACCACGGGTGTCGTGGGCGGCATCAACCGCGCGCAGAAGCCGTGGTGGAGAAACCGCGCTTACACCACATCCATGGGTGCTGCCGTCACCACCACGCCGGCGCTCGGTGCATGGGGCGGCGCTCCGATCACCTCGGCGACCACCAACGGTGGCGCGCTGATCACGTTGCTGCAGAAGGAATACCGCCAGCTTACGCGCTACGGCGGGAAGCCCAACACAGCATTCTGCGGATCTGATTGGCTCCAGGCTCTCGAGGTCGAGCTGCGCGCCAACGGCAACTACTCGATGCAAGGCTTCTCCGGTGGCAAGGACGTGTCCGTCGGCCAGATCTCCTACATGGGGACTGACTTCGAATACGACCCGACGCTGGACACGCTCGGCAAGAGCAAGCGTTGCTACTGGTACGATAGCCGCGACATCTACCTGGTTGCGATGCAGGACGAGTGGCGCCATCAGCACTCGCCCGAGCGCACGCCGGACAAGTATGTCATCTATCGTGCAATCACTTCGACCGGGCAGCTCTGTGCGCGTCGCCTAAACAGCGCCGTCGTCATCGATATTGCCTGATCAAAGGAAGCCGGGGCTGGTTCCCCCTGCCCCGGCGACTTTCTTCAACAAGGAGACAGGCATGACGAAGCAAATCCAGTACTGCACCTGCAAGGTCAACCTTGCCGGGCAGAACATGCACACCGTGGTCTACGACCAGTTCAACACAGTCACCTGGCCGGAAGTGCAGGTGCTGCAGGCCGTCCACGGTGACGAGAACGTCATGGACATCATGCCGGTCGGCTTGGGTGAGACTTGGCCCACTGCCGAGAAGAACCGCCTGATAGGCATCTACGGTCACCGTGTTGTCGAAGCATGTTTCCCTGGGCGGGCTTTCCGCATGGACTACATGATGACCGACGAAGTGAACCTGCCGCGCTACGAGGACGGCAAGCCGTCCACTGTCGTGCCGAAGCCCGGCAACGGCGATGATGATGACGAGGACGAAGAGGACGCGGTCGCAGCCGCCGATCCGAGCCTCGAGCCTATTTTCAAACCTTCACCGCGCGGTCGCCGCACACCCCCGCCGCCACAGGATAAGGAAGTTGGCTAGTGCCACTTGGCGTCACGCTGCTGGAGCTGCGTCGCGAGTTGCGTGCCGAGACCGGCACGTCGCTCAATCCCCAACAGGGGACGCAGGCGCAGGAAACGATCGACATCCTGCTCGCACGCCAGCAGCGCGAGCTGTGGGACGCCTATAACTGGCAGCACCTGAGCCTTCATGTCGACATGCCCCTGACCGGCGGGCAGGGCGTCTACAGCTACCCGAAGGAAATGGCGTTCGACCAGATCATCAAGATTTATGTAGCGAGTGTTACATACGATAACTCCGTGCCGAAGAAGGTGATTTCGGCCTCGGCCTGGTCGCCGCTCGCCTACGGCATCAAAGCTTTCATGACGCGGCTCGGGCCGGCCAGCGTCGGCAAGCCGGTGCGCTGGGCCAACCAGGTGTCGGTCGACACCACCGGCCCGGTGCCGATCACCAACCCGGTCGGGCAGTTCACACTGCTGCCGGTGCCGGAAGACAACATCGCGAACCCCAGCAACGGCTACATGCTGCGCGTGGACGGCCAGGCGCCGCTACGGCCGCTGGTCGCCTCGACCGATGCCTGCACGCTCGACTCCAAGGCGATCGTATTGTTTGCCGCCGCGGAAGTGCTCGCCACGCAGAAGAGCGAGGCAGCACCGATGAAGCTGACCAAGGCACAGAATTATCTGCGTCGTTTGCTCGCCGACCAGGGCGGCGACAAGCGCGATAACTACAACATGGGCGGTAATCAGCGCGGTGGCTTCGACCCCGACAAGGGCCGCCGCATGGTCCCCTACGTCGATTACATTCCGAACTAGCCAAGTAGGGAGTTGATGCTTTGCCCTACTTCACCATTACAGACTTCGCCGCCGGACTGGACCTGCGCCGGTCGGAGCTGACGGCGCCTGCCGGCACGCTGCGCAGCATGGTGAACTGCCATGTCACGCCAGGCGGCGAGATCGAGAAGCGGATGGCATTCGTTCCGTTCTGGAACGTAGACCCCGCCACCAAGGGCCTCGTCGAGGTCAACCAGAAGCTCTACACATTCGCGCCGAACGGCCCGTACAAGACCGAGCCGCCGTCCGGCACCTGGTCGATCGGCGTGCTCGGCCAGGCCACCCCGACCATCCACGAAATCGTCGATTACGATCTGTTCGACAACAAGGTGTTCTGCATCCTGTGGAAGGACGCCGCCGGCACGGTCGGCCGCTACTACGACGGCGTCGATCTGCCGTTGGCGCGCGGCTTCTACTGCCGCACCTACAAGAACAAGATGTACACGGTCGAGGGATCGATCCTGTACTTCTCGGCGATCGGCAACGCTGGCGACTGGTCCGGCCTGTCGCCGCCGGACCCCACCAACTTCATCGACCTGTCGATGGGCGACAGCGACATGACCGATTCGGTCGCGCTCGAGGTCTACTACGACAAGCTGGCGATCTTCTCCTCGACCGCGGTGCAGCTGTGGATCATGGATCCAGACTTCACCAAGAACCAATACGTCCAAACCCTGCGGCAGGCCGGCACCACCGCCTGGCGCAGCGTCATGCAGTACGGCTCCGGCGACGTGATGTACCTGTCGCATTCTGGCATCCGCTCGCTGCGCGCGCGCAACGCCTCGCTGGCCGCGGCAGTGTCCGACATTGGCTCGCCGCTGGATCCGCTGCTGCAAGACCTATTCCGCAGCATGGGCATCGACTGGATGTCCGGCACGATCGCGCTGCTGCAGCCGGTTACGGGGCGGTTCTGGATCATCATGGCGGGGTCGAAGGCGACGCCAGAATCGCCGATGACCTCCAAGATCTACATCCTGTCGGCGTTTCCGGGTCCGAAGATCACCGCCTGGTCGGAGTATGACGCCGGCTTCGTGATCACCGCCGCGTGTCTGCATGAGAACCGCGTCATCGTCCGCGACGACAACAACACGGTCTACTCCTACGGCGGGATCTCCGACGTCGGACCCGTCTATGACGACTGCCCGGTCGAGCTGATATTTCCTTTTCACGCCGGCACCGACGTCGCCACCTTCAAGACCTTCACCGGCCTCGACGCCACCTGCGTCGGCGTGCCGTGGCAGGTGTCGATCGCGCTCAATGTCGAGGCGCCCGAGGTCGAGGACTTCGTCGGCGAGTTCAGCGGGCCGACGTTCCCACAGGGCCGCTTTCCTGTCGTCGGGCACTCGACCCACATGTCGCTGCGGCTGCGGTCGCAGGAGCTGGGGCCGCAGATCCTGTCCAACATGGTGGTGCATTACCAGACATCGGAAACCGGATGATCGAGATTGCCGTCGCCGATCGCGGAATGGTTATGGACGTGCTGTCCCGGCTGCGCCGGGACGACATGCTCGAGATGGCTGCCGCCGGCACCGATCTGACGCGCCTGACCGATCAGCTAATCCGCTACAAGCTGTTTGCGTTCTGCGCATGGAGCATGGACCGCGGCCCGATCTCGATCTGGGGTGCCGTGCAGAAACGCCACGGCGTGGCGGCCGGTTTCGCTTTCGGAACTGACGATTGGGGATACGCCGTGTTAACAATGGTTCGGCAGATCCGGGGGTTCGTGCTGCCGATGCTTGTGGATGTCGGAATTCACCGCGTAGAGGCGGTGGCTATGCGACGGCGTGACGATGTCCGCCGCTTTATGAGTCTAATCGGCGCGCAGGCAGAAGGCACACTTACGGGCTACGGCACCGAAGGTGAAGACTTCGTTTCATACAGGTGGCTGTCGGATGAATATGTTGGTAACCGAGCTGGCAAAGCCCAAGCGAACAGTGCGTACCCCGCACATTAACATTCGCCTGGCGGAAGCTCCCGACGCTGCGCCACTCGCGCGGTTTCTCGGGACGTTCTTTGCGCGATCGGAATGGGCGAGCTGCCTCGAGTACCACGAAGGCAAGTCCCGGCTCTACCTCGAGCACGCGCTCAACACCAAGTTCGCGATGTATGTCATCGCGCTGGACGGCGACGAGATCGTCGGCGTCTGCAGCTACCACGTCTTCGACGTGTTCACCGATCCGCTTGCGGTGATGGACGAAACCTACACCACCGAAAAATATCAACGCACCGATCTGGGCCGGCGCCTAGTCGCCATGGTGCTTGAACTCGCCAAGACGGTAGACGGCTGCAAGGTCATGAATTTCCCGATCTGCTCGGGAATGAAAGAGCAGAATTCGCTGATGAACATGGTCGGTCGGCACTTCGGCGCCAAGCCAGTCGGCATGATTTTCAGAAAGGATCTGTGATGGGCGGCAAGGGACGCGGCAACCAGAATTACTATCAAGAGCCGGTCGACAAGTCCGGCAACTCGACGCTGGAAGAGGCAGAGAAGACGCTCGCCGCCACCAAGCCGATCGACATGTCCGGCATCCAGGCGAACATCGACGTCAAGAAGG